TTTCTACCACGTGTATTGATTTTAAAACTATCAGCAAATTCTTTTAATCGCCCTTCATAGAACGCATCATCATTAAATTCACCACGCTCTCGGCTGTCACATAAAGCTTTATAGTCAGCAATTGCTGTACGACGTAATTCTTTAATTTGTGTATCAAAATCATTAAAATCATCAAGGGTTTGTTCACCATCTAGTACAAATCGTGTAGTCATAATGTATGTCCTGTTTGATTAATTTATAAGACTATTATACCATAGGTAACAGCACCTGTACACCTTTATTTGCACTTCTTTTAGATTGTTTTGTTATAAGCCTTATAACTTTTAGTTATATGGTTGGGATTTGTACATAACTGGATATGACGTACTTTGGACCTGAGATTGGAGTACAACCTTTATGAGGATATTGCCACGTAGGAGGGAAGCACACGACTGAGCCAGCTTTAGGCTTTACTGACATATCTTTAAACAATGTTTCGCCACCTTCTTCTACATCGTTTAAATAGAAGAACATTACTAGGACTCTATTGATTGATTCTGGTGTTACGGCATCACAATGCCAATTAAAGTGATCAGTCAATGGTTCATACTTCTTAATCCTTGGTTGTTCAAATTCTACTCTATTTGGAAAGAATTCAAACTGATCAGCATAGAAGTTATGTACCTGCCCCATGAGAGTACTAAAGGGAGATACATATTGCTTAAATGCTGGTTCTTTAAACAAGCTTGCTTCTGAGAATTTATAAGTTTCGTTATGCCAATCGCGTTTATCATTTAGATCTACTGATTCAAACGTTTGAATAAGATGATCACATGTTTCTTTCGATATTACATCATCGTAAACCTTAATATAGTCAGACAAACCCCTGATACTCATGAATTCTTTACACCATTGCACCAGTTTTGTGCAGCAGACTCTGCATAATTTAAACTCTTGTTAGGGTAGAATTCATCGAACTGAAAGACACCTTTGTTATAATAACGACAGCCGTAATGAATAGGACGATCTTCATTCTGTGATAGCTTTTCAAATATATGAGCTTTACGCTGTCCATCATCTGCAGTATATATGTCTAAGATTTTATCTACATACATCATTGTTGTACTTTTCATACTATACTTTCTTCCTGTTAACGTCGGTTTGTCCATCCTTAGGTCTTGCATCTTGAGCCATGCTGCCTCTGAATCCAGTTTCGATTGATTGAAGTCTATACATGTCTAAATCTCTTCTGGCTTTAATTGCCATTCTCACTGCTTGCAGTTCTTTATCTCTCGAAGGCCTGTTAGACATCTTAAGCTTTCTTAATACGATATCATATAGACTATAACATTCACCATCACTTAAAGATCTAACCATGCCAATTGCTTCAGCATCATAGTTTCTGGTATCTTCGTACTCTTTCCACTTACTCATAACTTGCCTCTATCAACTAATTCTTTTGTCATTATAAAATCTCTTACGAGACCACTACGAACGATGTCTTCAAATCCAAATTCGATAATATCAAATGATGTCATATGTGATAGTATCTTAATGAATTGGTTAATACCTTCCTTATCGTTATTCTTTGTAAAATCTGATTGGTAGTAATCACCACACATTAGAAACTTAGCATCACGACCAATACGAGTTATAATAGAACATAGCTCATGGTAGTTACAGTTCTGAGATTCATCAACAATTACGATGGCATTATTAAATGTTTGTCCACGTAGGTATGATGTAGTCATAAACTCTACAGTCTTTAACTGAATAAGTTTATTCCATGCATCACCATCATCGAATAAATCATTAACGATTACTTGATACGGTGCAGTGTAAGCAGCTTCCTTTTCATCTTGGCTTCCTGGCAAGAATCCCATATCTCTTGTAGGTACTGCTGAACGAACAATGATAACCCTATCGTACGGAGTCTCTTTATCCATTACATCAACTAATGCAAGATATAGAGATACAAAGGTTTTGCCTGTTCCTGCAGCACCAGAGATACTTAAATTTTGTCCATCACTATAAGCTTTAAATACTTCTTCTTGAGTAGTAGTAGCTGGTTCTAATGTTTTTAAATGTTCTAAACGTAGGCGTTGAGGTTTATTCATTATTTAGTCTCTATTGTGCAAAGTTTAGGATCAGATCCTTTTTTAATATTTTTGAGTACATCATTAAATCCATCAGAACATTGACTGATAGCACTTTTATGGCCACCTACTATTTTAGAAGGAGTGATCACCAGAGACATGTTTGGATTCTCTTCAAGGTATGGTTTTTGTTCAGCCATACGCATATGCTTTTCGAATACTTCACCAGTATCGTTATTTTTAAATGTGTAAATCATGGTAGTTGATATAGTCCTTTTTGTTCAGTTTCGAAAAACCAAGTTGGTGTTTGACGGGTTGTCCATACTGCAAAGTCTTTCTTTTCATTCTTGTAGTAATTACGATAAGCTATAACTGGATCTTTATGTTTACAATAGTCTGGCATACACTGTGGAAATTCAGTGAGACCAACATCATCGATATTACTTGGTGAAGCTTTAAGTAACTTTCTTAACTTACGATCAGTCTCATGGATTTTACCATAGCGATAAGTATACTCATCACATAATGCAACGAATAATTTATAATGCCAATTGTAGTTTTGTTTTGATTGCCTTGTCCATATAGTAGACGGATGATTTACGTGTACACCTTTATAGAATAAATCATTATTCTCTTCTAAGCGCCAACGTTTGATGCGACGGCCATTCTTTGTCCTATCTTGATATTCAGTACCATCGAGAACACGATGTGTGGTTGATAACATTTGAGCAGCTTCGATTATCATCTTTACGACATGTTTATCGCAATGCTGTTCGGCGGATTTTATTGGTGATTTGTTTAAAAAGAATATATTCATAATGTATATTATACCACAGTTCTAATGAAAAGTAAACCCCTTTATGACATTATTTATCATAAAGGGATTACCTTAGATTTACCACCTCCTTACTTATGACGCATACCTTAATTGGTCAATATACTCATCCAGATAATCGATCTTCTTTTGCATCTTAAATGCTTTATCTGACTTTCCCTTTTTCAACAGCCGTTCTCGATAGTATGTTGCTTTGTTCCTATCTTTCTTCAACCGCTCGATCTCTTGTAACCTCATATACGATTTCTCCATATAGATTAATTTGATCATGATATAGGTATTTAAGCTAGGATCCTCCTTTTACAGTTGATTAATAGATCACTTTTGAATAAGAGTTGGGAATGCTTCGGAGACTAATTTTAAGGTTACCCCTTTATATTTTCCAGTCAACTTCTTATCTTTCATTAATATTAATAGTTCTGCTTCTTCTGGAGTTACTTTCTCCAAAACTTTGATGAACTTAAGTTCCCTAACGCCTGCTTGTAAAGCATCACCTTCATATCCCTTAGCAAAGAATCGATACTCACTAGACACTGAAGCAAAGCCTAGCTTAGATTCTTTATTAGGAGTATAAGGAGGTGAACCCTTAGGTAAATTAAATTCGAGAGATGTGTCAAACGCGCCTTTAAGAAAGGTCCTAAGTTGACGTGATTCGTTCGCTATTAAGAATTCTTTTTTCTTTACAGCTGTTTTAATCTTAGCTATTTTCTCAAAGAATTCATGTAGTTGTACTTCGTTATCCATTGTTATAAAACTCCTCGACACATTCAATCAGTAAACTGCATCGCTTTTTAATTAAATAATTCAACACTTTCATTTGCATTGGTTTTTTAGTGGTATCAAAAGTATTTATAATCTTTTCATACACGGGTTTAGGTATTTCACCTAAATCGATCAGAGTCTTATTACGTTGATAATTACGATATAACTCTTCACTTAATACATCTTTTAAGTTCTCTGCATTATCCAACCACTCTTCAAGTTGCTTAGCACTCACTGGAGTCTGTCTTACAGAATCAACGAATACATTATCTCCTGACTTGACGTTAGGAATACCATCACCTTTATCACCTTTCATGATATGATTAAAACGATAGATATGCGGATTCTTATCAGTTACTTCTTTCTTTTGCATAGGACTAAATTGTGATACATCATTAAAGCGATGTAGTTGAATAAAGTCTTTATCGGATGAGATGATTTTAATTGGTTCACCTTTACCGAATTCTTGAGCTTCTAAAGTAAGAGCACCAATGACATCATCAGCTTCACAGCCTTCTAGATGAATAACCTTATAAGGTAGATTCTCTTTAATCTCATCTCGTACTAGATTTAGAATACGAAAGATTTCAGGCCAATCAGTATCAGACTGTTGATCTCTATTCTTCTTACGAGCTGCTTTATATTGAGGAAAGTATTCCTTTCTCCATGTATTCATACCATCACAACATATAACCATTTGACCATACTTTTGACGATACTTCTTATTATACATACGAATACTGTTAAGTATCATATGTCGTATCATCTGTTCATCATTTAGTTTTTGCACTATAATGTTCGATAGCGCGATTTGATTATAATCAATCAGTATCATTTTCGTCACTCACTTCAGTTAATAATTCTTTTAGTTCTTTACCTAGCTCTTCTAACTCAGCATCAAATTCAACATCATCAAACTCACCCATGAGTTCATCTAATTTAGTGTTAGCATTATCTAGATCTTCTTGGAATGGATGTTCCATACCCTTATAGCGATAGAATGTTCCAGCAAGCATATTAACAATTGCTGACATGTCTCTCATTTCAGGTGTATCTGGGTTAGTAAAATCCATGTCTTCAAAGCCATCGATAAATTCATTACCGCGTATAGCTTGATCCATGAGTTGAAAGCAATATTGTGCTAGTTCGACACATTCTTCTTTTTGAATTTCGACACGATCGTCTTCTTGGATGACATGATCGATCTTTTCATCGATGACTTGCTTTAATCGTTCTGAGGTG